TATCTGCGGAGGCGGTTAATATTAATCTCATTGTCTTGCACTTCCTACAATATCATCTTCTGGGTATCTAACTTCAAAGATGCATGGGTCAAGTGATGGATATACTATTCCATCAACGGTCGCGTCTGTGATGTCATAACGATATGGTTGGTAATCTCTACCATCTTTAAAGAAATATTTATTTACTATTTCTACAAAATTTACACTCTGTACTCCATCTTGTGCTTGTATTAATAATGATAAGTCACCTAATCTGATTGGTTGGTTGATATTCCACTTGGTGCTGTCAAAATATTCTTTTATTTCACCTAAGCAGACTGCCAACACATCTTGCATATTATAATTCTTATACACTGTTATGTCAAAATTTACACCGATGTTAACAATAAATGCGTCGAGAATATTTACTTGGTCGGTCAACATTCTATATTGTGATAGATATTGTTGTAAATTTGATTTCACTAAACTGTTAAGGTTTGTAATCTTTTTGTTTTGATTGTATCCCAACACATACAAATTGATTGCGTTTGGTTTTGGAACGTTTGCTTCTTGTTGCGTTGAGGTTTGTTGCGTTGATGTTTGTTGCGATTGTATGGTTGTTTGTGAAGCGTCTGTAACTGCTAATACTTTTGCTACTGCTCCATACTTCGATGGCATAGACAAGACACGTGCTTCGTAATCTCTTCTGGTAACTACACGATTTTGTGAACTGTATATTGCGAGTGCTCGTTGACGAATTTCTTCAACAGTTTCACCATCTTGACCACCTGTTGCTGGCATTTCATTATATACTGTTACCGTTTTTACTATGTCATTAAATAAATCAGTTTCGGTTTGATTGAATTCTGTTGTTCTATTTAAAATATTTAATTCACCAACGTTTACTATTGTTCCTGATGCAACATTACTTGCTACTCCACCACCAGAAAAATATGTAACCGTAAGTGTTGTATTTGCTGGTGCTATACCAAAGTTATCTGTGTTCAACAAATCTGTATTACTAAGTGAAACACTTGCTAATTGTGTACCGTATTCACTATTTGCTACCTGTTGTGAATCTAGATATACGATATCTTCTGATGCGTTTCCTCGACCAGAACCAAATATTACCTGTGTTCTTTTATCTGGTGTTAGTCGTGTGACAAATCTACGTGGAACTGTTCTGTATTTTATAGCGTATGTAGGTGCTACCGATTCACTAACACTTGAAACATAGCTTACTTCTTTGTCATCAATTATTGTATCTTGTGCTAAATAATCTACTTCATAAAATTTATATCCGTCTGCATCAACTACATCACTAATAGCTGTTACATTAACATCACCTATGGTAATTGCAGAAAATTTTTCTGGATCACCAAACGTAAATGTTTCTTGACGAACATCACCCGCAATAACTTTAACTTTTTTAGTTACTAGATACGTTACTGGTAATAATGTTGTAGAATCTAATTGTCTAGGAATTATAGACCTGCCTGTAGGATCTGCAAAATCCACAAGTTCTGTTGTTCTAAATGACACAACATTTGGTGCCTGCGTGAAAACTGTTGAATTCCTATCTATTTTTAAAAAATATGTTGCGTCAGGAATATAACCTTCCGATGCACCTAATGCTGGTACTACTTGAGAAATTAAAACTTCTGCTGTAGCCGGTACTATTGTTTTTGGTTTATATCCTAAAGCTTGTGCTATTGTAATTACGTTTCCTTCTTCTTCAGCGTATGCTAATAAATTTTCTTTAAATGAATTATCCACATAAAACGATAACACATCACCAACATATGCTGCCAATTCCAACATAATCATGCCTGGATTGGCTTCGTTAAAATCTGTCCACGTTGTAGGATAATAATTTTTTACAAACGTAATTAGATCACCCTTAAAGTCAGTAAATGACTTGTTGAGGTAACTTACCTCTTTGGGTGCTACTGATAGTTTATTTAATACGTGGTTGGTTGTAGCCATTTTCTATCTCAAAATTAAATAGTTTGCCCGTTTGAGGTAGTTCTTCTTCCCAAAGAACTTAAAACGTTTGGGTCGGTTTGTGTGTCAAAAATATTAGAACTCACAGTTCTACCAGAAGTAACTAATTGACCAGAAACACTAGTTCCAAGTGTTAGTTCTACCGAATCGGATGCCAATGGGTTGTTAGTAAATCCATATCTGACGTACAATATAATATAATTGTCATTTAAAAAAGTTTCTGTGTTTGTGACTTGAATTTCTTGGAGTACTAGGTATGGCATAAATCTATTTACCGCATCTAGAACATATTGTTTTGCTAAATCTTGCGTGTCACCGTTTTTTTGCTCAAACAATAATCTCCACAGGTCACACCCAAACGTTGGATTGGATACACGTTCACCTTTTTTTGTCAAAATTAGGTTAATAAACTTTGACTTTTCATTTTCTAAAGGGTCCGTAGTAGATTGAAAATATCCACGATTGGTTCTTTGTAACGGAAGTGTTTGTCCTAGATAGACGGTTTTTGCCATACTACTTACTCAATCCCATCTTTTTCATCAAAGCGCTGTAGTCTTTGGTAATGGCCTCTACCGCTGGTTGCACTGATGGGTTGTTTAAGTCTAAACCCTGTGGAATATTTTCTGGTAATCTTATATTACTGGTTGTTGCCGAAATGGTGTCACCGTGACGTTCCAATCCCATCATCGCAGCCAACTTTGAACGGTCAAACTTTGGCTTACTTGGGGGCGCAACAGTTTCGTTAACTTGTTGTGTACCCTTGATTTGTGCCACAGCTTCACCCAAAATGTCAGGAAGAATTCTATTGACTTCTTCTTCGACTATTGTTCTGATGTATGCTTTTAGTAATGTTTTGTCCATTTGTCTCTCCTGATAAAAATAACCGATTTAGCCCCTCTATTTAAATATCAAAAATATATGATTTAGAACGATTTAGACCGTTTTTAGGCAATAACTCCACCACCTTCAGATGCCATTTTAAATGGTGTATACGTTATTGCATTCGATGGGTTTCCAAATGTACCGTCTGCGTATCTAGCTCGTATTGCAATTGTATATGGTTTATCTGTTTCCAAACCATATACCACTATAGGAGATCTTATAGCTTTACGATCACTTTGCCCATCGTCAGGAAGTGCATCGTACCATGCACTAGGCTGGTTTCCAGTTGTTGCTTTGACTTGATACACTTGTATCTGTACTGTAGATACTGTATCATCAAATAATATTTTTGCACTAGTAGATGTACGTGGTCTTATCGCAAATATAACAGGTTTACTTATATTGATTACGATTGGTTTTGGTTGAGAAGAAATACTGGTTGTCCCGTCTGCTCGTATACCACGAATTCTAGCAGCGTAAATACCAGTATCTAGATTAGGTATTACAATGTCACCTGAAACTCTTGGTGGGTTTGCTGCAGTCCACGTATTTCCATTATCTAAACTATATTCTACATTTACTCTTGGATCGCTATTTGATCTTGCATTAAATGATAGTGTTGCAGTGTTACCACTAAGGTTTACATTTAAGTTTGGTCTAGTAACCTCTTGTGAAAATTCTAATTCAGCATCTTTTGGTAGTTGCAAATCCGTTGGAAGTTGGTTTGCAACTCCTAGTATTTGTCGTATTCTTACTTTTTCTTCATCGGAGATAAGCGGACTAGCTAATCTATTATTTAATGCTTCTATTTCAAACACGGACAACTTACGTGGTGTTCCAAATATTGATTGTGATTGGTCTATATCAAATCCTGGTGTTGCAATTGGTGGTGTAGGTGCAGGAGTGGATGTTCTTGGAGTTGCACTAGCCGCAACAAATTGTGAAGTTGGTACTTCTACTTGTGGTGAAACTGAAATTGGTGCTGATGCTGGAACTGAGGTTATCGGAGTTCCCACAGTAGCCGTACTCCTATCGAATGCTACAGCCGACTGCTGTTGTCCTAATTGTTCAAGTCTAGCTTGATTTAAGTTATTAAAATTTTTATATGTTATTGCCAATACTAATTCATACACGTTTTGACCACTTACATTCAATAGTTTTGGTCCACTTGGTCTGATAGTTAACGGTGTTGTATATCCATTAAATTCAGCAGTTCTTCTATTATAAGCAGTTGCTTGGTTAGTAGCTTCTGATGCAGATAATCTTCGTGTAATGGTTGTTACTGTTCGTGTTTCTGCATCTATTGTAAATTCGTCAGCTAATACAGGATTTTGCTGTTGAGTAACTTCATTTGTACTTTGTCTGGCTTCTCGTGTTATATTATTTACATTTTGCGCTTCTTGTAATAAATTAATACCAAATTCTGCTTTTAATACTTTACTATTCATCGTAGCTTGAACTTCTGCTGCTGTCGCTATTGCCGTATTGATAGTACCTATACCTGCGGTAAATTCTTGAGCATTTGCTTGCAAGCGATTTACTGAGGTGGCCGTTAACTCACGAACACGGTCTTGTGGTGATTGTATTACATACAATTTATCTGTTCGTCTATCCTTATATACAGTTCTACCATCAGGAGTTACAACAATACGATCGTTTACAGAATATGACAAATCTCCAAATGCATTTGTTGTACTACCAGCAACTCTACTAGATGGTTGTATAATACGTTGTTCTTCTGGTGTAAGATATAATCTTCTACCCGCGATATCTGCCAATCTAGCTTGTGCTCTAGCAATTGCATTCTTTGCGTTTCTTTGTAATCCAGTATCACCACGTGCAATACGTTCACGTTCACGTTCTGTGACCTGAGTTGTCTTTCTAATATTATCAATAAGTTGTGTTCTTGCTCTGTTAATTGCTTCATTACGTACAGCTTGTCTTGCTTGTAATTGTGCTCGTGCTTCTTTAAGAGCATTTCTTGCTTTGGTTAATCCTTGTTGAATTTTATCTTTGTTTGGGTCAATAATTTCTACACCAGATTGCTGTATAGCTGTGTCTAAAGCTTTTTGATAGAATTGACTGTTTTTTTGTTTTAGAGTTTCAAAGGCTTTTCTATACTTTTGATAGAAATCCCCAATCGTCCAATTCATCCGTGGGAACTTAGGACGTTTTGGGAACCGTAATCGTAAAGATATTTCAGGTAGCTTCAATATTTTTGTTAATGCGTCAAATCCAGTTCTAATTCTAGCTATACTTTGTGGAATATCTTTGAATAAAGCTTTTGTTATCGCTCTTACTGTGTTTTCTATTGTTTTCTTGACCAATAATATCAAGTTCTTTGCAGAAGTGTATGAACGTTCTAACAATTCTATTTTATTAATTACACTAGTCAAAAATGCAGATGCAATTGCATCTGGTCCGTTCACGATTGCATTAAATATACCTGTGTATTTTATAATTTCTTGTTCCAGTCTAGCTGCGAGTGCTTCAAGTTTTGCTTGTAGTTCTCGTAATCTCTTTAAATCTTGCAAATCTTCAACTAGTTTTCTAGTTTTTGGGTCTAGTCCAGCCAGTACTCGTTGTCTTGCATTCAATCCACGAAGAACACCATTTACTCTTCTGTCATTTGCTGTTGGATTACCCCGTGTTTGTATTGCATTTCCTGCAATAGATGGTACAAAGTTTGATAAATTTGTTATGTTTACATTTGACGCTTGTAATCTAGCTCGTATTGCGTCTTGTACACCTTGTATATTTTGCGGAGATGTCTGTGTTACTGTTCCTGGTGCAGTGATTGGACGGAATGTAGATAATGCCACCAATGTTTCTAACGGTACATCCGATGGCACACGAGAAACTGATGCTATTTTCGATACATCATTGGTAGCATTTTGTATATATGACGCAAAGTATGGGTTTGTTTGCGCACTTCTTGTTGCACTTCTGAGGTCTTGTAAAAATGTCATAAATTATAACTTAGAAATAAGTTCTTCACCATACAACTTACGTAGATTTTTTACCCCAGCATTATCTGCTACTTGACTGACTGTGGTAAATGCATCTTGACTACCTCTGGTTCCAAGACCAGTAAGTTGTTTAAAGTTTTGGCTTGGTGGTAAGTCTGATGCAGTAGTTCTGGTATTGGTTTTCATTACAAAGTTATCATTTGATGCCCATAATGGATTAAATGGATCGGGTAATACCATGTATTTTGAAAATACTATCAACATTCTAGCTATCAACGCTGGGTTTACTATACCACTTGGTCCGAGTGTCAGTGGTGAAGTTGACATTAAAGTTCGTAAAAGTTCATACATAAACAACTTTAGTGGTCTTGCCATTACAATTGGTGATGCTTGTACACTTCTACCACCTAAGAATATTTCATTTCCGTGAACTACAATGTTTCTATCACCTGAAATGGTCACATCACGTTTAGTACTAATAATTATATCTTCTTTGGTACTGGTCAAACTTACTGTTTTACCCGACGAAAGCGTTATATTATTTGGAGTAGTTAATGAAACTTGCCCAGATGTATCTAGTGAAATACCATCTTCTAGAGAATTTAAATGTATACCTTTTTTAGCAAATAAGAAAATTGATGTATCTTTTGAATTTAAAATAACTCTATCTGAGTTTAATAGTATAGATGCTCCACCAAATACTGTAGGTTTTTCAAACAACGACGCCAGAAACACATTTGTATTAAAGGTAGCTGGTACTAGTCCCAATATCTGTTTTGATACCATCCATATAGAACTAGCATCAGTGTTTATGGATTCATTCGTTAGTGATTGTGGACTACGATCTTCGTTAGTCAAAGATGTCGCTGGTCCTTGACCAACACGCATAATAATGTTCGGGTTTTGTTCACCCAATGCAGAACGTATCATTTGACTACTTCCAAGACGAATTGAATTACCATATCGTCCTTGGAATAATACATCACCTTCAAATGTTTTTAATGGATTTACTTTTAATGATTTGAAATTCGTTCCTATTTGATTTACATTTTCTTTGGGTTGTGTAAGTACACCAGCAGCTTGTGCACGTTGATTTTTTACACTATTGTCTTGTCTGGCTTGTAGTTTACCAATAAGTGGTGCAGCATTTTCAGTAATTTTTCTTTTTATATTTACTGGACCTATGTAAAAATATGTTGATATAGCTTTGAATACTAATACATACTCACCAATCAAGGGATATGTTGACTGATATGGGAATAAAGGATCTGCCCAGGGTAAATCTTCTCCTTTTGCACCTTTTTCTGTATTTACAAATCTAATCTTTACTCTTCCTACGTTAGCGGAGCTACCAGTTTTACCAGATCTATCATCCGCTTCATTAATTACAATGTCCTCAACTTGTGCAGCTTCATAAATGAAACTGTCCATAATTGCTTGCATTGGTTGAGAACCTGGCGCACCAGGAAGTATGGTTTTTACACCATTTGTTCTTGTTTGTATTCTAGCACCAATGCCAGTAGCCATTACTTAACTCTCTTTGAGATTGCAAAGATATCTTCTTCGATATCTTTTCCTTCATCTTCTAACTTTTCTACTTCCATCTTTAAGTCACCAAGTAAAGCTTGCTTCTCGGCTTCACTTAATAATCCATCAATGGAGTCACCCTTAGAAACTGCCCCCACAAGACGTTGTGCAATCTGTGCTACACGGACTAAATGTTCGTCATTCTTGACGTTCACTTCAATAAAGTCCTTGATAACAGGTCCAATAACCGCTGCATCTTCTGGGGTGCGGATAAGCATAACCAACTTAGAGACAAACGTATTAATTTGTTGTCTCTTAGAGTCGGTATTCTTGTAAATTTCTGAAAAGAGGTCGGAAAGTGTCTTTCCGTCAAATATTTCCTTGTCTAAACTCATAATAACCTCCAAGTTACTACCATATAAATAGTTAGAGGCTATTTTTTATACGTAAAATAGGCGGATGGGTCGGAAATATGTCCTGTTCGTCTAAATTCGTTCATTTGCTCCAAAACATGCACCCGCATCTTATTGATGACCTTGGTGATATGGGATGTTTTGTGGTTCGTCATCTCTCTAATCATAAGATAGAGAGCTTTTTTATTAAAATTGTCGATGTTATCAACTCTACGGAGAAGTTCGACCACGGCGTTAGCGATTTCTATATCCCGCTTCTTCTTAAAAATCTTGGTGGTGTTAAAATCCCAGTATTGGACCAAAAGTTGGGTAAAATCACGCATGTCACTCTTTATTTCTTGTTCTTCTGGTTCCGATACAAGGATTTCTTCGAGGGCAAACGTTTCGTCAGTCTTATCTGCGAGATATACTGACCGCTTTTCTTCCTTGTATGCGTTGTTATTGTGTAATATAAGATAGTTTTTTGCAATAACGCTGAAGTATGAGAATGCTTTACCTTTTCCTGCAGCGTATTTGTGTAAGTTGATAACCAAAAAGGAAACCACCTCTGACTTCACATCGTCAAAAGAGCCTTCCATATAAGGAAACTTAAATCTGTTGATTACGTTTTCTGCTAATTTATCGAATGGTGCCCAAATATACTCACGATATAGGTTTTCCCGTTCTTCCATATCGTCACTTTGGTTATACTTGATGATTGCATCTTCTGTTTCTTGGGTAAAATAGACTTTACCGAGCTTCGTTTTCTTTCTCCCCATCTTCTATATCACTCCCGTATAGAAGCGGGCGTAAATCATTGACTGTATCCACTATTTGACCGAAAACCGACCCTACTTCGTCGTCCTTCTCAAACATTTCTCGTGTGTCAATTGCCCGCATAGTTTTTAATGTTCTATCTAAGCGAGTGTAAAAGTTATTTATGGCATCTTCCATCATCTCATTCTTACGCAACATATTCCAACAGGCGTAACCGAGTGCTCCATTTACTAAAATACTGATTATGAGTAATACTATCATATCTTCTTTAGGTTGTAGATTGAGAATGTCTGCATATACTCACGAATACTCGTACCGTTTGCATCTGTTCGACCATTCCAATCTGCGTTTTGGAAAAAGAGCTTCACATTTGTAGAACCTGCTAAATGTGCCGCTGCCAATACACCAGACCGTGTAACTTTTACTCCCTTTACTACTTTATTTTCGTATTTAGAGATTAATGAGTTTAGTTCTTTATTGTTTGCTCGTAGGTATGCAACCATTACAGAGTCCTGAAGTTCTGGATTAGTTAAGAACTGGTTTTTATTTACACGATACCCCAATACACGGATTGTGCTTGGTGAGAACTGATACTTTCCTAACATACCGAACCGATTAACGGCGTGGGGAGTGTTATCACTTTCCCGATATGCCATATGTGTAAGAAACTTTTCTAACTCTGTTGGTTGTGACCGAACAATACGGTTCGGTATATAACTTTCATTTACTTTTAACAACACCAAAACTGTTATTATAGCGAAAACAGTTATTAAGTTTTTCATACTATCCTCCTGTTTAGAGAAGATGCGGTCGTGCCTCATTTACTCCAGCTTGGGTCACAACGACATATTCAGGGAAATATTCCGTAAGATTGTTTGCTCCTGCGTAAGACAATGCTGACCGCAGACCATCTAA